CAAGCAGCACGCCGCCCCAGTAAATCCCGAACCCAACGTAAAAGCCCATCGCCATAAAGCAGCCGCCGCTCGCGATCAGTGCCAGCCTCCGCAAGATCCGCACCCTCGCGTTGTCATGTTCTTTTTTCGAGATCATACTTCATCCCGCTCCTTTTCCTTTTGTAAGTAATACCGCAGCTTGCCCAGCCGCGTCATACTCTCCGCCGCCCGCTCCCGCAGCTCTTTCTTGTCGTGGAATAGCTCAATGGCCTCGGCCTCCGCAGCCTCCGCACAGATGATCGCGGCGATCAGTTCGCCAAATTGTTGCTCATTCACCCGCAGCGTGTAGTGCATCAGCGTCCCTCTCTTTCTTCACATAGAACTCCACGCCTGGGAACATCGCCCGCAGATACCGCAGCTTCAGCTCCGTCGCCGCGATCCGCTTTTCCTCGAGCGTCAAATCGTCAAAGCGAACCAACTGCCCGTTCTTCGTCACATAGCTTTCCGTTCGGATCACCTGTTTTTTCCGCATCCTGCGTCCCTCCCTTTCCGTGTATTCTATTCCGCCGGAGCGATTACTGCTCCTTTCCTGCGCCCATCAGCTTTGCCGCCGCGGCCACGCCCTGCATATAGGCGATCATGACCTCGATCTGCTGCGCGTTCATGTGCTTCATCTCGTGCAGCACACCCTCGACTTTCTTCTTCTGTTCTTCCGACATATCCCTCACCTCACTCGCTTCATTCCTTCTTGACACCTCCCGTCTGCATGGTAAAATACAGTCAAATGGAGGCGATCGCATGTTAGAGCATGTAACAGATTCCCGTTATATCCCGCTGGCCCTGCTCTCCGGTGTCGGCGGGTGTATGCAATTTGTCGACCTGATGAATCAGACCATCTCGCTTTCCGGCCTCGATGCTGTCCAGACGAAAGTCCTTCTGCAAACCATGCGCGGCCAGCGTCTCATTTCCGGCAGCTTCTCGTCTGGCTCCTACGTCCAGTTGGAGCAGTCCGGCGCGGAGCTTCTTGTCTCCCTCCAAAAGGAGGCGAAAGAGCGTCTACAACTCGCCGAGAAGGAAGCGAAACAGCATGCCGAGGAAAAACGTCAGAAGAAGTTTAGCAATGTGCTGGCAATAGCAGCGATATTTGAACATCTTATAGTCTTCATCCTCGGTGTCCTCGTTGAGCATCACACCCAGCTCTTCGCTTGGATCGCGTCTCTTTTTCATTGACTTCACCTCGCTCGGTTCATTCCTTGGTTATACGTTAGCATACCTCAGAACCGTTGTCAAGCATAATTTTATTCCTTGGTTATATTTTTTCTTGACATTTCATTTCCACTGTGTTACCTTGTGGCTAGAAGGTGGTGAAAAGCTTGAATACAATCAACGATCGAATCGCTTATTTAATCAAAGACCTTGGTATCACAAAAACGAAATTTGCCGAAACCATCAACTTGAGCCAGCCGTTCGTGTCCGCCGTTTGTTCCGGTTCAAAAATGCCCAGTGACCGCACAATCTCGGATATCTGCCGGGAATTCAATGTTTCGCTTGCTTGGCTGGAAGACGGCGAAGGGGAAATGTATGTCCAGCGCAGTGAAAACGAGCGTATGGCCATGCTGTTCAACGACGTGCTGGCCGAAGCCGACGAATCCACCCGCAAACGCGGCATCGCAGCCGCTCTCGAAATGCCCCCGGAGTTCTGGGACAACATTCTCGAATACGCGAAAAAAATCACCGGAAGCAAGTAAAATGCTTCCGGTGATTTTTACAAAAACGCTCATGGCTCTTGACGATTCTGTGATTCTTTTGTATTCTGAAATAAAGGAGGCGTTTTTTTATGAACTGGCATGAATGGATGTATTACCTTGGCATTTCTTTCGTTGCGTGGGTAATTGCATCGCTTTTGAATGAATGGGTGCTCCGAAAAGATCCCAGTGAACGGACAGCCTTTAGCACGATCGTTTCCATTATATCCTTTATTTTTTATTTCCTTGGTTTAATTGTTACCCTCATCGCCACATACGGCATTGGTTGTCTTACCTTGTCTCGCTTAGAGGGGCACGACGAATCCTCATACAAATCCGGTTATATTGCTGGGTATAACGACGCAAAGGCCGGCAAGAAATACAACGCAGATATGCCCAGCAAGAATAAGTGATGGCCGTGAAAGTAAAATTTATATTTCTCCTGCTTCTTATTTTATCTCTCATGATTCTCCCAGTGTCCGCCCACCCCGGCAGAACGGACGGCAGCGGCGGCCACCATGACAGTTCGACCGGCGAATACCATTACCATCACGGTCATTCCGCCCATCAGCACGAAGATTTAGATGGCGATGGACTTTTGGAGTGTCCCTATAATTTTGACGATCAAACCGGTTCACATTCCGGCTCTATATCGTCATCCGCCGTCGCTTCTGGTGAGAATTCCCCTCTATCAAATCTTCCTGGAATAGTGTGTTTTCTAATTGTCATCTTTGTCGTCATCTCTGCTGCTGCAATTCTAAGTTTTGTACTCGCACTTGTTTGTGTCCTTATTGATAAAAATAAAAAACGCCCGAAGCGGTGATTCGCTCCGGGCGTTTATTCTGTCTTCACGATGTTCCGTATAAACCCAACAATGATGTACTTCTGCTCCGGCGTGGCCTGTTTCCATAGCTTCTGCATTTCCTCGTCTACGGTTTTCGTCATCTTTTCCATTCCTTCGCCTTTCTCTTTCCAAAAAACATGGTCGATTTTTTGTGCAACATCCTAACTTGAATCGTTTCCAGATTCGTCCTATACTGGAAGTATCAAGGGATGCCCCGCCGCCATGTTCCCGGCGGCGGGACTTTTGGCCGCTGCAAGCGTGTGGGAGCTGCTTGCAGGTTTAGCCTACCACGAACGCACCAAATTTGTCGACCATCGGCCATGGGCTTCCGTGTCCATGTCCGTTGGGAAATCAATGAAAGAGGGAGAAAATTTGAAACAAGAACTATGGGAGCTATGCCGTGACAAGAAAGATTCCGCAAATCCGCGTATCACCAACCAGCAGCTGGCCGAACGATCCGGCCTGTCCCAGAACGCCGTCGGGCAATATCTCCGCGGCGAAACGCCGAATGCGCCGCTCTCCACGTTTGGCCCGATCTGTAAAATGCTCGGCGTCTCCGTCGACGAATACCTCGGGATCGAGCATCCCGCTCCTTCTTCTGACGCTTTGCAGGCCGTCCACTTGGAGCGCGACCACTACAAGCGTGAGATCGAGCTGTATAAACGCTCCCTTCGCACGCACCGCATCGTCACCATCATCCTCGTCTCCATCCTCGCCCTTGTCGCGATCTCGCTGGTCATCGATTTTCTCGTTCCCAATGTCGGCTGGATTCGCGATACCATGTCCATTTTACGGGAGGTCTCCGCCTATGCCTGAACCACATATCGCAGCCGCCTATGTCCGCGTCTCAACCGATGACCAGATGGAGCTGTCCCCGGATTCCCAGATGGAGAAGATCCGGGAATACGCCGCGAAGAACGGCCTGCTCCTGCTCTCGGAATACATCTTTCACGATGACGGCATTTCCGGCCGGGCTGCTGAAAAGCGCCCCGGCTTCCAGCAGATGATCGCCACCGCCAAAGACCCGTCCCATCCGTTTGATGTCATCATCGTCTGGAAGTTCTCCCGCTTTGCCCGCAATCAAGAGGAATCCATTTTCTATAAATCCATCCTGCGCAGCAAGTGCAAGGTCGATGTGGTGTCCGTCTCCGAGCCGCTGATCGCTGGCCCCTTCGGCAGCCTGATCGAGCGGATCATTGAGTGGATGGACGAATTCTACTCCGTCCGCCTTGCGGAGGAAGTCAAGCGCTCCATGACCGTCAATGCAAAGAATGGCGCCCTGCAAGCTACACCATCCTTCGGCTACCGCGTAGAAAACCGGCAACTGGTCATCGTCCCGGAAGAAGCCGAGATCATCCGGGAGATCTTCCGGCGCTTCATCTCCGGTGATGCCATGTTTCGCATCGCGAAAGATCTGAGTTCGCGTGGCATCCGCACGCACCGCGGGAATCCCTTTGAAAACCGTACCATTGATTATATCCTGAATAACCCCGTCTACGTCGGCAAGCTCCGCTGGACGCCGACCGGCAGGACACACCGAAATTTCAAGAACGAGGACAGCATCATCGCCGACGCGCTGCACGAACCGATCATCGATGCCGAAACCTGGGACGCGGCGCAGGCTCGCTGTGCCGAACTGAAAAAGTCCTATAAGCGCTACGGCAAGCCTTCCTCTGAGCGCAAGCACTGGCTGTGCGGTGTTGTCCGCTGCTCTACCTGCGGCGCGACGCTCATTTGGGTAAGTCCGCATTTTATGAAATGTAACAACTATGCGCACGGACGCTGCACGACCACCCAGCATATCGCCGTCGAGGCACTGGAAGAATCCTTCCTTGCCCAGCTTCAGCACGATTTGACGTTCGCGGAGTCTGTCGCTTGCGTTGTTCAAGCCGCAAAACCCGCTCATTCCGACCAGCGCTTGCAGCAGCAGCGTTCCCGTATCGTCTCCCGTATTGATCGCCTGCGTGAATCTTACTTAGACGGCGTCGAGACGCTGGAAACCTATAAAGCCGCCCGGCAGCAAATGCAAGCGCAGCTTGACGACCTCGACGCGCAAATCGCCGAATCCGCAGCCGTCCCCGTCGTCGATGCCGCCGCGCTGCTTCGAAATGCCATCGCCGCCGTCCTTGAAACGCTCCGTAGTCCAACAGCCACCGTCGCGCAAAAGTACGAATCCGCCATGTCCATCATCGACCGCTGCACCTTCGACAAATCCCAGATGCTCCTCGCGATCTCTTATAAATTCATTTTCTGATGCTCTTTATTGTAGCAAGATGGAGTATGGCCCACCATACTCCATCTTGCTATAATAATTGAAATCACTTTCTCAGCACAACCCCATGATAATACCCGGCCATCTTCGCCTCCGGCCCTCCGGCGTCCTTATCCATCAAGAACGCTTTGGCGAGGTCGGCGTAGAACTCCGGCCTATCAAGGCCGTATTTCGACGCCACGGAATAATAGTCCGAATACATCATGTTCATTGCCGCCCACCAGACGCAGGACTTTACATGAACACCTGTGATATTGGCCACGGCGTCCGTCTGGCCCATCGACCAATGCGGGCCGGTCGTGCCGTCCTCGTTCTCCATGCGGGCCGTCCATGCTTTTGCGTCGTCCTCGGTAAAGCCCTCGGCCTCGTCGTGCCCGTCCATGCGGTGCAGCGCACAAATGGCATCCGCATACACCGTGACTTCTTCCGCGCGGCCAAGCGTCACCGGGCGCTCCATGATCTCATGCAGCTGCCGTTTCAGTTCTTCGATATAATGCTCTTTTCCCATGTCAAGCCTCCTGAATGTATTTGTAAAGCCGGTCGACGTCGTTCACATCAAACCGCAGCTCCCCAATGACCGGAATGGTCAGTGGGATCTTCTTGCCGTCCACGCGCGTCCTCGCGGCGTTGTAAAGCCGGTCGAGGTCGATGTTGCCCTCCTCATCCATAATGCCCATCATCTGCACCGCCGGATTTTCACGCAGCTTGAGCAGCTGCGCCTTGCCTCCATCCATGATGAGCGCCAGCGCGATCCCGGCGCCGATGCCCTTGCCGGTCGGCAGGTGCGGGATGATCTCATTGTCGGCATACTGCGCCACGCCGCGCATGGCCTGATCTATCGTTACCATAAGGATACCTCCGTGTTAAGATCGGGCGGCTATTGCCGCCCCTTGCGTTTACTTGTTGCAGCAGCCGCACTTCGGGAGTGGATTGTAGAGCGTCTGCGCCGTGGTTGCGGTGCCGGTGGTGACGTCGGCGACCTGCTTGGGATAAAAGGTCGCGTTGGCGTAGGTGACAATCGAGTTGTCGCCGCAGCAGCGCCGCTCGGCTTCCATCTCGATCTCGCGGTGCAGCTCGGACTTGACCGATGCAATGTCCTGACGGGCAAGGACGAAGCTGTCCTCGGTGCGCTGGTTGTGGACTGCCTGATCGCAGATCGACTTACGGATGTCCTTGAGCTGTCCGTCGATATAGGCGTACATCTCCAACGACTTCTGATCGTTGTAGGTGTTGGCCTTGAGCATCGCGATCTCGCTGTCCTTCTGCGCGAGCTGCTGCTCACGATCAAGCTCATAGCGCGTGACCGGCATATTCTCGCTGCACCCCGCAGCCGGATTTACACCCCAGCCGTTCCAGCCTCCGCCGAGCAGGTTGCCCAGCAGTCCGAGGCCGACGCCCGCCGTGCCGATGATACCAGTGGTCAGGGCCGCATTGGCCTTGCCGTTGCTTGCGTATTCCATAGAGTTTCCCTCCAAAAAATGTAGTGAACTGGCCAGTTCCTACGTTCAGTATGAGGGATTTCAAATTTCTAAGGGACGCACGAAGGTAGCATGAGCGATGCATTTATGTAGCATTTCTGACGCATCGTAAAAAATGTTTTAGAAATCCTCTTGACGCCTACGGTATTACCGTATATTATGAAGTCATAAGATAAATCAAGGCGAAAGCTGGAAAGAGGTGTGCAATGCCAACTGATGCGCAAAAGCGCACCCGCAATAAGTGGGACGCAGAAAATATGTCAGTGATCTCCTGCAAGCTCAGGCGGGAGATCGCGGATGACTTTAAGGCCGCTGCGAAGTCCAGCGGCACCACGCCGAATGAGCTGATCCGAGGCTGGATCAATGACTATCTGAATGATCGTAAGGAGGGTAAAACATGACCGGAGCGGAATATTTATTTGATCTGATACGCGCGTTGCCAGAGGATATGCCGAGCAGTCTTTACACCAGTAATCGGGCGATAATAGTTGTCACCCAGCCGGATTGGGAGTGGTTGGCCACAAATCTGCGCGGAGAACTGACATTGGATTTTGCGCAGGATTGCAAGCGCAGGAAATTGCTTGGGTATCAAATCGGCGTAGTTGATACTCCGATATGGCGTGATACTTTGGTTCCAAACGAAGATGCTATTTCGTGCTTAGGAATTGGCGATTGCCTTGTAAGAGATGATCGTCTTTGGCGTTGCGTGTCAATGGAGGGTGACGGTAACGGTGGAGTCCGAAAGAATTTCGAGCTTGTGTCCGAGATTTTGTATATGTAACAAAAAGCCCCCCGACAGGATCACTCCTGCCGGGGGCTTTTGTACCGTCACAATATCTTGTATTACTCACTTATCATTTGCAGCTTCGCTGCCGTGTGCCGCGCTCGTGCGTAGATTTGCGGCAGTCTGCGGGTGATCGTACTGCGCGCCATGTCCAGCTCCACCGCGACGTCGATCTGCGGTGTCTTGTCCATGACATAGCGCCGGACGATCTCCGCGTCCTGCTCACTGTAACCTGCCTGCTCAATAATTTGCTCCCACTCGCCTTGCAGCAGGCCGGTCAAGTCTTCCGGAATCCGCACCCTCGCGCTGATCGTCACCACCTCCAATCCGGGTGGCGCGGCACACGGGGCGCTACTGCTTATGATTCAGAATGGGAATGTTCCCTTTATTACTAACTTCGAGATCCAGCGCCTTTGCAATATCTCTGATCTTGATGTAATTCGTGCCGTCCTTCAAAATGCGTTCGACCTCGATCTCCTTGCCGTCTATGATCATCTTCGATTTCGTGATCACCTCATCCACCTCCTCCAAGAGCTTCTTAAAGTCCGCCCATTTCTTTTCGTCAATCAGCGGCAGCGGACACAGCTTCATCGAAATGTCGTAGTGCCGGATCGCGGCCTGCACGCCCGGAAGCTGCTTCAGCAGCATTTGATAAAGCCGCGCAGCGTTGCGCATCGTCGCCTCCGGGATGTAATACTTGCCAGAAGCGTCCGTGTGGCTCACCATCTCGATGGAAACGGTGTTGTAGTTGCCGTACACCTTTCCGAATTTGCCGCTCCTGCCGTCGCCCACGGCCCATGCGACCACGTCCAGCGGCACACACTGGTAAACGGTATCACCCTCGTCGACCACGAAATGCGCCGAAGCGGCGCGTCCCTCGCTGCCGTTCGCGAAGTACCTGGCATTGCCGAGCGCCGTCGCGTGCTGGCCGGTGTTGGCCGTGTAGTGGAACACAATGGCCCGGATGGCCGAGAGCGGACGCTTGCCGCCCACTCTCGTTGCCCGGATGGTATCGTTAATTTTCAGTGCCATCGCCGTCACCCTTCGCATCCATCGCGTCCTGTGCCTTCTGCGACTGCGTGCCGAAATAGAACGTGATGACCATCAGGAAGATCGTCAAGAAGTCTTTCCCTGTGATATCACCCCGCAGCGCCAGCACCGTAAACACCACCGTCAGCAGCAGCGTCACCAGCGACTTCACGCTCAGCAGATTCGAAAGCCGTTTCATAATTTTGTCCATGTTATGTACTCCCTTCATTATGCTTTTTCCGTCCCTTTGTTCCAAACTTTCATGGCGCCGGATTTTGTGTATTTTGCCTCATGGTTTTTCGCGGCAATGTAGCCACAATGTGCGCATTGGTACACCAAGAGATTTTTATCGTCTCCGACTTGTTTCAGCACCGGGAAATACCCACATAACGGGCAGGCGTTCAGTTCTCTCATATCGTTTTGTTCCTTTCAGTCCTTCAACACAATTTCCATGATCTGAGCCACGGAGTCCGGGCCGTATTTCTCGGCCCATTCGTCCATGAATTTCTGCGCGTACTTCGCGCGGTTTTCATTTTTCGTTTTCCACTGGTAGACGCCGAGCGCCGTCGCCAGCAAGCCGATCCACGCAATCGTGACCTCCACCACCGGAAGGCCGCAGGCGCACAGCACGATCAGCACGACCGCAACCGTGATAATGAGCGCCAGCGCCGTCTTTGTGTAATTAACTTTCATGCCGTCCGGCCTCGCACTGCTCTTCGAGCTTATGGAGCGCCTTTTTGACATCCCCATTGCCGCCGCGATTGACGTACTTCTTCCCGGCGATCAGCCGCTCCGACATGGGCATCTCGTCCGACATGATCGTGAGGCGCAGGATGCTTAAATACTGCTCATCTTGGAGCTTGGTCATTTTGTCTATCTTGTCGTCGATCTCCTTCAGGTGTCGGCTCTGGGCATCACCTTTTCCCTTCTTCCGCTGGATGGCGCTGACGATGGCCTGCACAACGGTCGTCAGCGCCGACGAGCCGAGGATCGCTACGATGATAGTCACTGCTCCTGTTTCCATTTCTTTCTCCCTCTCTTTGTCTCAAAACTCCACAAACCGTTCATCATCCCAGCTCGGCATTTCACTGTTCTCGCCTGTCCCGATCAGGCCGTCAAATGCTTACCGTGATGTTGTCTGTCACATTGCTTACTAGTTTTGTCTCCGTGTACGTCTGGCCAGAGTATTGATGCGAATATTCCACATAATACGAGCGTCCGTATTTCACAGGATATTGATTCTCCTGCCCGGAAATCGCTGTGATTTCCTCTTCGGTGTAAAGATTCTTTACAGCCGTCAGCGTGTTCCCGCTTGACACGTTCACCGTCATCACAAAATTCAGTGTGTCAATGTCCTGTGCCGACAGTTGTCCTTCGTCATTGACCCTGATCACAAACCGCTTTTCCGATCCCGCCGTGCTGGACTTTAAGATCAGCGCGGTGCCCTCCAGGCTGCCCTGCGCCCAGACGTTTCCGTCCCAATCCACCTCAAACGCATTATGTCTTTGATTCACCATCGTACCATTGCCGATTACGAATAGATTCTTGCCACACCCCGATCCTTGGGGATTGTTGGACATAGGGAGTTGCCTTTTTGTTTCCGCTTCCGCAATACAAAATACCCCAATCGCAGTTTGTCCTGCTACGTCAACCGAGTTGAATTGCCCAAACGCAGTGGAGTACGAACCGTAAACGGATGAGGACGGGCCAGCAAAGCCATACTCTGCATATGGACCAGTCCTGCCGCCCATTGTGACAGAATAGTTCGCGCGTGCGCTTCCATTAAACGCTACACTTACGTCTCCAGATGCGACATCCCGCGCGGTATTGCCAAACAAAAAAGAATATTCCCCGGTGGCCCTTGTCGGTGTCGCGGCGTTGATGGTAACCCGATTACAACCGAGCAATGTCAAGTCTCCCGTACCGGTAGGGTTTTCCTTCGCCAGATAATTCCCTTCCACACCGACCGCTGTGCCATTGTTCACCCACGCGCTGCCGACGCCATCCCACACGTAGATATTGTAAGGTTCCGCCGTGCCGACGCCATAGGCATCCCCGGCAGCAGGGCTTGTGACGGCGGCAGTCAACGCATTGAGCGTTGCATAGTAGCCGAGGATTTGTAAGCCCTTGCCCTGCGGGCCGGTCGCGCCGGTGTCGCCCTGCGGCCCCTGTGCGCCCTTTGGCCCCTGCGGCCCCTGCGGCCCCTCCGGGCCGGTCGCGCCTGCCGCGCCTGTTTCACCTTTCGCGCCTGGTTCGCCCTGCGGCCCCTGTTCGCCCTTCACCCCTCGGGAGGGTTTCCCAGTATCAGTGCTGCCCAAGAACCAGTTGCCGTTCGCTCCAAT